CACCAGCAAAAGTATTACCAGTATCATCAACATTCAAAGAAGTTGAAAGCGCAGGACTATAATCCAACATGCCAGAAGCAGCAAGTACTGAAGCAACGTCTGAAGAACAGATAACATAGTTACCTTTACCACGTCTAGTTTCTTTAGCAATTTGGTTAGCTTCTCTTTCGATTTGCATGATAAGACCTTTAGCCTTCTCTGCCAACCAACGACCATCTGAATCGGAATCTACATTGAAGATACCTTTGATAGCTACGTTAGCTTGTCTAGCACCTAGAATAGCAGAAGAGTTTACTGTACGAACGATCTCTCTGTTGATTTCCGCAAGGATTTCAGAAGAAAGGATGTTAGCAAGTTCAGCTTCAGCATCTAGACCGTGGACTGCTTTAAGATCTTGAGCAAGTTCCATAGTGTATTCAGCTTTAAGGGCTCTTGACTTAGCAGTAACAGTAGCTTTGTCAATTGAGAATGCCATTTCACCGAAGTTAGTACCACCACCGTCGCCAAGTGCTTCAGCAGCTGCAGTAGAAAGACCGACACCGTAAGTTGAAGTAATATCTGCAACTGCAGTATCAACGATAGATCCATCAGAATCAGCATCAGTAGAAGCTTCTAGACCAGAAGGTCCAACTTCTTGAGCACCAGTACCAGAGAATCCAGTAACAGCTTCGTTATGAAGTGCTTCTGTTCCGCCCTGTGTGGTGTACTTAGACTTCATTGCAAAGATAAGACCAGTAGGTCCAGTCATTGGCTGAACGCCAGCGATATCATAAGCGATGAGGTTAGGCATTGCACGTCTTACTAGAGAGATCAATACGGGATCGAATCCCTTGACCGCACCAGCAGTAGCGCCCATACCAGCACCAACTACGTTAGCTGCTGCTTCGCCAAGGAAATTTCCCTGGACAGATTGTGCATCTTCACGAGCTGCCATTTCTTGGTTCTCCAACAAACGAGCTGTAACAGCTGCTTTATGTTGGTCATTAATTTTTGGAAGATCTGTATGGCCTAGAACCGGTGACCATTTTTCCATTAAGTTTGAGTCTGCGTTAAACATTTTTTATTTCCCCTATAGACTATTGATTAAATTTTGAGATAGCTTGAGTATATCTAGCCATAACATCGCCAATTTCGGCAGGTGCTTCGTCGGTACCAACTAACATTTGAGCGTCATCCACTGATTCAGTAACTTCACCTTTGAAGTATGACTCTTTAACAACTTTAACTTTCATTTCGAAAGTTTCGGCAGTATCAAAATCGATATCTTCAACTAAAGAACTTAGCTTTTCAGCTTCAGTCAATGCCAACCCAGAAGATGCTTCTCTAACAATCTCAGTTCTTTGCAATTTCTGCACAGCTTCGGTCATTTGAATATTATCTTCGGTTGATTTGTTCAAAGCTTCTTCTAGCTCAGCAACTGATGCAGACAATTCGTCTACTAAGTCAACCTTACCTTCAGGAACTTCAATATAGTGCTCTTTAAACACTGATTGTAAAGAAACCATAAAGTCTTCTGCAATCTCAGTCCTAAGACCTTCGGTTACAGTTACTTCATTCTCTTCCATCCAGTTAGAAACTACATAGTTAAGGTATGAATCTACCTTCTCTACTAGCTCTGACTTGATTTCAGTAACTTCTTCTTCGAGGTTTTGAACGTACTCTGATTCCAATCTAGTAATTTCAGCACTAACTTTTGACTTCAAAGCAGCTTCAAAAATGATTCCGGCTTTCGCTTGGAAACCATCTGATAAAGTAGCTTCTTCAGCAACCAATCCGTCTAAGTCTTCCTTATAGTCAATATGGCTAACGTCAACTTCGGCGTCTTCCTTATAAACTTTTGGAGCTTCAACATCTGGAGCTGTGATAGTTTTGTATACTGCTGCATAGATCTTCTGTGCACTGTCCTTTTTTGCGCCTTTCAACATATCGTTTACTGATGCCATAATGGCAGCTTTAGTTTTTGGCATTTCTACGACTTCATCTTCGTCCTCTTCATCATCGGACTCGTCTTCATCGTCTTCATCACCATCTTCTTTAGCAACCTTAGCTTCTTCGAGATCTTCCTCGCTTTCAACTTGTTGGTCTTCAACGAGCTCAGTTTCAAGCTCTTCAGTTTCTGATACGTCTTCGACTATTTCGTTTTCTAATGTCTCTGACATAATTTTATTCTCCTATTAAGAATTTACAAGTTTCGAGAGGAAATTCTTAAAAGCTTTAATCTCAATATCCGCAGAGCGCATACCTCGAGCTTCCTTTATTTCAGTCTCAATTTTCTCAATTTCTTGTGCGCATAGGATACCATTATTCCATACCCAATCTACGCCTTCCATAACCCCATTGACAAAAGCCTCTGGAGCGGAAGGGTCTTGGACTATATCGATAGTGGATAACATAAAGTCATCCTTCACATACATAGTACCATTCTTTTGCACAAGACTACCCATACCACGACTTGATACACCAAGTTTAACTCCACCTTCTAACAAACCGGTTACGATATTGCCCATTGGGGTGTTAAGGATTGATGCTTTTCCTATAACATTACTTCCTTCAAAACGAAGTTCAGTAATCTTATGTGAAACTTTATCTAAGTTAATGGTCGGACCTTCAGGGTGGTTTAGTTCCCCAACAGCTCGACCAGTACTTACTTGTTCTGTTACATATTTATTAACGGCAGCTTCTAATATACTTTTCTCGTATATTCTACCATTTCTGTTTTTTGCGTCGGCTTGCATAAACACGCCTTCGATAACCATGCTCTTCTTTCCGCCAACCTTTTCGGTTATGACGGTAAGATCGCTGTCATGGTATTCTGCGATCATCTTCATATCGCTTCTCCTATTACTCTTCTTCTTGAGAAGATTTTCTAGTAATTAAACTAGAGGCTACATTAATTTTTTCAGCTTCTAAAGCTGCCGACATCTTATCAGCCATAAGGCTATTAAATACCTTACCAGCTTCTACGTTGTTGCCGTCTTTAACGTTATCAATTAAACTTTCAATGCTCATTTTATTTGTTCCCTTGTATATTATTTATAATAATTTAGATGTCAAGATCGTCATCATCTTCAATTTCACCAGATTTTTTCTCTGCTTCAATTTGCTTTTGGATCTCTTTTTGCTCATCTTCAGACTGTTTCAAAATGTTTGTACGAATCCATTGATGGGAAACATATTTACCAACATATTCATCCATTTGACTAAGCATTTCAAACCGTTGCTGAGTCATTTCAGTTTCTTTCAGCTCAGCAAAGTGGTTGTCTTCAATAAAGTCAAAGGCAATGTCTTCTTTCATTTTATGCCAATCTGAATCAGTTATAATACCTTTAAGCAATAACTGAGTTTTTAGCAATTGTAAAAACAGATCAGAAAATCTGTTTCTTAATCTATCAATAAACTTCTTAAACTTAACTTCGTCTCTTGTAATCTCTGTAGATCTACCTAAAGTAAACGTTGATTCTTGCTCTAAACGGTTAACTGGAACGTTGAGCGATCTGTAAAGTTTCTTTTGGAAGTAGATGATATCATCGATTTGCCCAAGATTTTCTCCTCCTGGGAGGGTCGAAATTTCTGTGCCTCTGCCACCTTCTCTACGCGGTAAGAAGAAGTCTTCAAGCATCGACATATGTTTACGGTCATCTTTAATATCTCCGGTTTGAGCATCGTAGACCAGTTTATTTCTATACTGACCCATAATGTTTTTCAAATACTCTTCGGCTTTACCCTTAGGTAAATTACCAACGTCTATATAAAAGATACGTCTTTCAGGAGCTCTTGATATCCTATAGATTACCAATGAGTCTTCCATCATTCTTAATTGATTTGTAGGTTTTATTGCCTTATGTAGATACGATAAAATTCGTTTTCTATTAGCATCCAACATACCTGATGTAGCATAAGCTATGGAATCAGGGTGGATCTTAAGGCCTTGACTTGCGTCAAGCATTTTACCATCTTGGAACAAAAAGTATTCTTTTTGACCAGTAATTATATTGGCTCCAGTTACTGGATCTTTATCTTCAGTAACTTCTCTAATCTTACGAAGTTTAGTTGGATCAATATATCTTAATTCTTGTATACCCGCTTTAGGGTTCTTTGGATCTACGATTATGTGATATGGTAATCTACCGTCAACATACCATTTTCTAAATATGTCATGACCATAACTATTAAAGCCTAATAGACTAACAACATTATCGAATTCTTCTTTGATAGCACTTTTAATTTTATCAGAAGCATCCATTTCATCTAAGACTACTTCTACTGGAGCTGAAGAGTTACTACCAATGATTCCTTCATTGACAATATCTTCAATGGCTGCATCGCATTCTGGATGTGCCGCAATATCACGATACTTGTAAATAAGCTCTATCTCATTCTTGGCTTTATCACCATCAATATCAACGTACTGCCCAGTGTAACCGCCACCGCTAGTAATTACACCAACGCCGTCTTGATCGGTATCAGGGACAAACGAAGGAAGCTCTATGGGAGCGCCACCTTTCTTTCTGTTTATCTCAAAGCCAAAAAATTCTGCCATTTTGAATATTCCTCATCATATTATCGGAGGGGGGACTGTCCCCCCTCTTCTAATATTATTTATACCTCTTCTAAGAAGTAGTTCCAGACTCCCAATACTGCACTTGAAGTTCAACTGTAAATTCCTGAATAGTATTCTCAGAATCATAGTTTACATCAATTGCACTAATGTTTGTAGGGAAACACCCTCTTAAATCGTATTGCTTAGTTGAAACGCCCTGCTTGTTCAACTGCTCAATAATCATATCAGATTGGTAATCGGTAGGATTACTCAAACCAGTATTGTTATTGTGCTCGCTAATACCATTCATCCATCTTTCAAAAGCATTACGGATTTCGAAACCAGTATCATTGATAATGGTAATAGTCCATGGTTCAAACGTTCTATCACCAGCTAATTGTAGTTGTCTACCCCTGAATAATACAGGAACAGGTGCTACCACTGATGAAGGCATTTGAGCGCCTTTAATTAAGAAGGAAGATAGTTCAACGTCACCCTGAGCATATGAAGGAAAGTTACAAGTAACCTTGAACATATTAGCACGTGCACCACCTCCAACTAGCTTGGATTTAAAATCATCTACGCCTAAAATAGCCATTGTAATCTCCTAATTATAGCCCGGCGATTTCAGAAAAATCGACTCCGGTTCTGGTTGCAATAAAGTTCAAGTTGATGAAGTTAATAGATCTGGCTGGCTTGATATAAATATCTGCAACGAATCTGTTAGCATCAATAACTTGTCCCGTGTTGTTTGTAGTATCACAAACTACTTTAAAGTCTGTTACTCCACGTCTACCTTTAACATCCCTTAGGAATGGCTCAAGTAAGTTTCTAAATTGAGCTCTGGTAAACTCATCGTTGAATTCAAATAGTTGACCTTTAGCGGCTGTACTAATTGCTTTTTCCAATACGATGAACAAACGTCTCACGTTAATTCGATCAAATGCACCGGGCTTAGACAATAGAGTCTTATCACCGAATAACATTGTACCTTGACCTGGGAAAGAAACTAAAGGATTAACTCTTGCTTTATAAAGAGCATCTCTATCAGCTTTCTTAGGGTTATAAGCCAATTTGACTACACCTAACAGTTGGCCACGATTTACACCAGCTGGTGAGAACCATGCATCTGCAACATCATCGGTATTAGCACAAAGACCAGCACAAAGACCGCCAGCTCCAAGCCAACGATATTGATCGTTATACTTATCGTATACGTATACCGCGCCTGAATCACATGATGCATATGAAGTTGAAGTAAGACTATCAGCCCATACTTTAACATCAGCAGCAGGTGTTGCAGTTCCAACACTATCATCAATAGGTGGTGATACAAATGCCATACAATCTTTTCTAGCATTACAAATCGCGATTAACTTATCAGCAATTACCTTAGCGCCATTAGCGTCAGGATATGCAAATAGTAAGTTAACATCAATTGTTTCTTCGTCAGCTAATAGATCATATGCCGCAATAATATTACCAGCAGTAACATCAGCACCAGAATCAGTTCCACCGGATAGTGAACTTGTTCCTGGAGCAGCATCTCCAGCATAACCACTTGCACCTTGAACAGCCAAAGTATTTCCGCTTTGAGTCCAAGTAGTTGGTGCGTCACCAGCCCAAATGTATCTAGATTGTGTGTTGATTACGTCTCTATAGTAAGCACTAGTTCCATCAGCTTTCTTAGCATCTACTGCTTGTGAAGCGAATGCAAAAGCTTCCAAAACAGTTCCAGCAGTTCCAGTAAATTGACCATCTTCGTCAATAACTACAATATGAACTTCGTCATTTGCTGAACCGTGGCCAAGAGCTACAGCTTGGTCTGAGGTTGAAGGCTTGCTATCAAAGTTGCCTGAATATGTCCAGCTATCGAATGCGCTTTGAGCGATTCCGCCAGTTACAGTTTCAACTTTTAGACTACTACCATAAGCTCCAGCGTATTTTGCAACCCAGCTTCCTTTGCCAGTTGCTCCATTGTCGTAGTTGTTTAGGTAATGTTCTCTATTTTTTACTAATAGACCTGAGCCATCTGATGTGGCGTTATCAGCCAAAGTGGATGTTGCTCTTACTACTTTCAATGCGTTACCATACTTTAGGAATGATGCTGCAGTTAGAAAGTATTTGTATGTACTAGAATCCGATGTTCCAAAGATACTAGCTAATTCAGTTTCTGAACTAACCAATGTAACTTCTTCTACGGGACCCCAATTAAATGATCCAGCGAATCCACCAATAGATGTTGATACTGCGGGTACTACCCCTGTTGCATCAATTTCTTTGACTTGGACGCCTGGTGATACTTGAAATGCCATGTGTGTGTCCTCTCAAATTGAGTTTATTTATAAGT